CGTCGGCTGCGGCGTCGGCTGCGGCGTCGGTGTCGGCGGCGTAGGCGGCTGCGGCGTCGGCTGCGGCGTCGGCTGCGGCGTCGGTGTCGGCGGCGTAGGCGGTGGAGGCGGCGGCTGCGGCGTCGGCTGCGGCGTCGGCGGCGTGGGCGGCGGAGGCGGCGGCGCGGGCGGCGGCGGCGTCGCGGGCGGCGGCGAGGGCGTAGGCGGCGCGGTCGGCGGCGTGGGCGTCGGTGTCGGCGGCGTAGGCGGCGTAGGCGGCGGCGTAGGCGGCGTAGGCGGCGGCGTGGGCGTCGTAGGCGGCGGCGGCGTCGGTGTCGGCGGCGTCGTGGATGGTGGAGGCGGCGTAAGCGGCGTGGGCGGCGGCACGGCGAGCGCACCACTTAGCATAGGCTACCGTATCCACTCCGGTCCACTGGTATCTACGTATCTCCCTCCACGTCCGGCACACGCACTTATCCTCCCGGACGATCTCTACGTCCTTCGCCTCCACTTCGATCAGTTCAGTCCCGCACCACAGTGGCACCTGATCGGCGATCATCACATGGTATCCACTCCGGCAGGGTATCAAATCATCTTCGATCCTCGTCTGCCACTCCCCCGGCGTCGCATACACCCCACTCCCGTACACCGGCTTTCCATCCGCCATCCACTTGTAGTATCGAGTCATCTGTCAAAATCTCCTTACACAGGTTAATTGTCATCAGCAGTCCGTATCATAGCACAAAGTTACCAACAATGTCAAGAGAAAACGGCCTCAAAGCAAGAAAATTATGGCGTTGGCAATCCCGAACAGAATCCCCAATGTGCCCTGTTTCCAGCCCCCATTCCTTCCAAAGGAGAGGAAACCAATCGAGAATTGGCAAACGACCATCACGATAGCCAGTACCTTAATCATCCGTCGTCCGGGAATCGGCCTCATCCTCAAGCAGCACGGGGGGAACATCGAATACGTCGCACAGCGCATGTCCAAGCATGATATGGAGCATGAGTGTCCCCACCTTCCGCCTGGTGTCCGAGTCGCGGGACTTCCACGGCAGAAAGATCGCCCGCAATCCGTACTTCGCAATCGCAATGGACAATCGATTGCATAGCACCTCTGGCTGCTTGACCCTCGGTCCCTCCGCAAGCAACTCTGCGGGAGAAGCCTCGATGAGCAGATAGGGGGCCTTGCACCCGCACGTCAGCTTCCGAAACGCCTTGGCCTGCCGTATCCGGTCGTGACTCTCCATGAGATTTTTGAACAACTCCAGTTGGCTCGCCTTCCTCTCGAACACACACAGGTCCGGGTACTCTGCCAGTCGATAGTCCCCGAATGGCAGTGCGATCTTCTCCTGCTTCACCGCTACGGGAATCGCCCGGAACGACAACTCCGGATGCCCAATGTGGATCGTACTCGGAAAGAGCATCGGATACTGCTCCCTCGTATCGATCTGTACAGTGATCTCTGTTGGTATATCGTATCTGTAGCGGACATCGGTTTTGTGTGGTGTCATGGTTGCTCCTATATCAGCACGTTCAAGGGGCCACAATCCCCCTCGTCCATAGAGTCGTGATCCGGAAATATGAACTCACTCCCACAATCCGGACAGGACTCCATATCGAACGACGGTTCCCCGGCTCGCTGTACCGTCTCGATAGAGGGCACCTCGAATTCCTTCCCGCAGTCGCAGCAGGTGTACATAGTCTTTCCTTTCACGTTGCAAAAACCCATGATTCGTCTTTCCAAATCGCCGGGACGCCGCCAATCTTGGCCTCATACGCCCACGGAACGCTTCGACCCACCCAGTCCCCGAACACTTGAAGGAGGGGCGGGTGTATCATGCATTCGTCCATTACGTCATGCACCTGTCGATCCTCCGCAGGGTAAACATCCACGAACAATGCATCGTGAATCTGAAGGCAAACCACACTGCGGAGGTTCATCTCTCGAAACGCCCGAGACGCCTTGTACTGGGCGGAATGGAGTATCTGGGCGCACGGCGTCTGGTGCAGGAAGTTACAGACCTCCCCCTGCCGCGATTCGATGTTCTTCATCCCCATTCCGAATGTCCGGGACCACCCGGTAGGTAGCACCAAATACCCCTGTCGCGCTGCCAAGGCAATCATTCGCTCCTGCCACTCCCCGTACACTTGATGCTTGGCATACCATGTTCTGATAGCTGATTGGCAGAAGTCAAGGGATAGATCGATACCGACATCCCTCCGTGCCGTGGATTGAAACGCCTCCGCCCCTCCCCGGAAAATCACGAGGAAGTTGATCGTCTTCCCGAGCGCGTATTCGTTGCCCCCCTTCTTGATCTCCAGACCTGGGAATAGGGACTGTGCCGTCATCTTGTGTAGGGACGGAGAATCCGGATTGGTGTAGGCACTCATCAGGATGGGGTCTCCTGACAACATCGCGGCCATTCGTAGGTGGTCTTGATTCACGTCGAACTCTACGATTTTCCCTCCGGGCCAGCGGGAACACGAGCATCTCCGAATCGCCGGGGGTTCAGTCTGACGGGCAGGTTTCTTGCACGAAAATCGACCTTGAATCTGACCGCCAGCCTTCTCATCTCCGCCCCCCTCCCGGCTCGCATACATGGGGATCGGGAACCACGATGGATAGACCCGCCCAATGCCCTTGTTCGTCACGACAATACCCCTCGAAGGTTCGTTCAGCAGGGGGCCGGTGTACGTATTGACGATCTTCGACCGTTCCTTGTACTCTTGAAAGAGGGAGAGTATCCTCTTGTTCGCACCCTCCGGGAGCTTCTCCCTCACGAGATTGACATTCTCTACCCCCACGGAAATCTTCTTGGTCTTCCCCGTCCATTCCACACGGGGGTCCTCCAGCAATCCCGCTTCGGTCAGACACTCAAGCATCAACCTCCGCAGGGGGGCGTCTGACCCAGTACCGCAGAGCTTTATCTGGTACTGATCCTTTGCCTCCTGGAGAATCGCCTTGCACCGCATGTCCTCTTCCTCATGGTACGCCCTCAGCTTGGACACGGACAGATCACTCCCCGCCCGCTCCAATTCGATGGTGTCCCACAGAACCATATTCCTGGTCTGTGCAGATAGGGGTCCGAGTTTGCTGCTGTCTGCCCCGTACTGCTCCCCGATTCGGCGTCTCAGTTCCTCGTATAGGACCAGCGTGGCAGCCGAGTCAAGGCAGTTGTAGTAGTGCAAGTCGGGATCGGCCGGGGACTTGGCGTTCCCCGATTTCCCTGTCACTATGGCTTTCGTGTAGTCCGCAATGCCGAACAGTGTCGATAGTTCCTTCAGCCCCTTCTCCGGCTGTTGCTCGTAGAGGAGGAAGCTCATCAAGAGGGTATCGTCTATCGTCAGTCGCCTTGGATCGATCCAGTAGGGCAACTCAGGATCGCCCGCGTAGAACAGGTAAAGCAGATCGAACTTGAGGTTCTGACCTATCAAGGTTCTGTTGGGGAGTCGTCTGAACCACTTGCGAATCTGCTGTCGGTGTTTGGGGATGCCCCACTGATAGAGTGCAGTACGAACCCCCGATGAATCCCGCCACGCGAAACTGACCGTCACCACCTGGTCCTCGAACGCCCTCCCATCTACATGCTTGGACTTGATCGGGTGGAACACCGTCTGCTCCACTCCCTCCAAGATGCCATACGTCTCGATATCCAAAGACACTGTCGAGGGCATGACCTGCGGAGGTTCAATCCCAACTTCCGGTATGATCTTCAGCCCGTCCGGGACGAACTCCCCCTTGAGGTATCGCACAAGCAGGGAGAAATGTGTCTCTACTGCTCGCACCTTTCCAGGCTCTCTTGTGGGATGGAGAATCGCCGGATGAAACGTACAGAACACCCGTACCGGAATGCGAATAACCGGTTCCCAATCACCTATTCGATTCATCTTGTCTGAATGGAGCTTTACCAGATCAGATAAAGATCGGTTATCCTCTACATAATTGGACTCGAATTTCGGATATGGTTGTGGGACAAAAACGGGGCTTTCCTGCCCCTGCTTCTTCAGGGATTGGCCCAACGAAGACAGATGGAGAGTTGCATAGCACGCCTTGGCCCCCAACGCCATGACGATCACCTCATCATACTGCTCCTGTAGCAATGCGATATCCCGTATCAACCATTTCCGGCACGCCCGGATATTGGCTTGTGATTCGTCCGCCCCCTGCGGAGGTCTGCATCTGCACGAGTTGGCGAGGTAGATGTCGCACAATTCATCCAGTCCAGATGCCTCTACGAGCTTTTCGAGCAACTGGCCTGTATAGCCTACAAATGAACAGCCCTGTTGATCCTCATTCGACCCTGGGGATTGGCCAACGAAAAGAACGGCTCTTTGGCAGCGACAAACGCCTTCGTCCAAATGAATCGGTCGTGTCGGCAATCCCGGATTTCGCGCCGTCTCAAATAGGGGGCAATCCTTGCACTCTTGATGTCTCTCGAATGCTATCAATCCAGAATCTCCCCTATCCGGGCCTCAATCCACGCTCGCTGCCGTTTACGTTCGGCGGCGTCGGCGGCGAGGGCGGCGGAGGCGGCGGCGTCGGCTGTGGCGTCGGCGGCGGCGGCGTCGCGGGCGGCGGCGGCGGCGTCGCGGGCGGCGGCGGCGGCTGCGGCGTCGGCGGCGGCGAGGGCGTAGGCGGCGCGGGCGGCGGCGGCGGCGGCGCGGTCGGCGTCGCGGGCGGCGGCGTCGGCTGCGGCGGCGTCGGCTGCGGCGTCGGCGGCGGCGAGGGCGTAGGCGGCGCGGTCGGCGGCGTGGGCGGCGGAGGCGGCGGCGCGGGCGGCGGCGTCGCGGGCGGCGGCGTCGGCTGCGGCGGCGTCGGCTGCGGCGTCGGCGGCGTCGGTGTCGGCGGCGGCGGCGTCGGTGTCGGCGGCGTAGGCGGCTCGGGCGGCGGCGCGGGCGTCGGCGAGGGCGGCGGCACGGGCGGCGAGGGCGGCGTGTTTCTTGGCACGCTTGGCGCACCACCGCGCGTAGGCTACCATGTTGGCCTTCGTCCACCGGTAGCGGTTGACCTCCCTCCACGTCCGGCACACGCACTTATCCTCCCGGACGATCTCTACGTCCTTCGCCTCCACTTCGATCAGTTCAGTCCCGCACCACAGTGGCACCTGATCGGCGATCATCACATGGTATCCACGTCTACACGGCACCAGTTCGCCCTCGATCCTCTCTTGCCACTCCCCCGGCGTCGCATACACCCCACTCCCGTACACCGGTTCCCCGTCTGCCATCCACTTGTAGTATCGAGTCATCTGTCAAAATCTCCTTACACAGGTTAATTGTCATCAGCAGTCCGTATCATAGCACAAAGCTACCAACAATGTCAAGAGAAAACGGCCTCAAAGCAAGAAAATTATGGCGTTGGCAATCCCGAACAGAATCCCCAATGTGCCCTGTTTCCAGCCCCCATTCCTTCCAAAGGAGAGGAAACCAATCGAG